ACCTCTGCTGCCTCAGCCAGGTGCAAATACTGATCACGCTCAGCCGGATCTTCCGCCTGAGAGGCTTGCATCATCATCTCTTCGATGGCCGATCTAATGAGTACGTCGGGATCTTCACCCCCTGCCTGACTTTGTGCCGCCTGCATCATCAACTCTTCTTGGCTGACTTCGCCGCCTTCAGCTTTTCTCAGGGCATCGATCTGGCCCTCGCCTTTCATCGAGTTGATGCTGGCAAGCAGCTCGTCCTTATCAATAGAAGGAACGCGCATCGGGTCAAATTTGCTGCCACTGGTCGCGCCTGAACTGGCGGGCAAGAGGGTACTACCACCCATCAAATTCTCAATTTGTTGTTTTATTTCTGGATTCATGGCGTGATCACCGTAAGATTGCCCACTGCGCTAGTTAGCTGAACGCCGGTAGGATACGTTTGATGCGTGTACAAATCTCGCAATCGAGTCCCGTCAAACGCCTGATGAATTGAGTTGGTGCTGTTAAATATTATCGCACCTGTCGCAAATTGTAACTTAGAAATTTGACTGGCGTTATAGTGCGGAGATATCGTTATATCAACCGCACCAAGGTTCAGCTCAAGAATCCGAACCAAACGATTGTAAGTGTCGCTTCTGACAGATTCACTTGCGGATAAAGGCAGGCGAGTTTCAAGCAGCCTGCTCATCCACGTCTACCGCTCTGCTGTAAATCAACCCGAGTCGAACCCAGTCGCCATTTATAACCTTTCTGGTCTACTGTAGCGTTGTCGTCATCACTTTCAAACCGAAAAACCACCTGACGCGCCCTTGTTCGCAAGTTTGTAAACGTGCTGGTAGGCGTAATTTTAGTGGTTGAATCGGTGATTAATGACTGACCGGGAAAGTTCCTGCGCTTCACAACAATGTTCATGGCAGGGTTATTGCTAACGCCTGCCTCGGTCACGAAAGCCATGTCTGGGATCATCTTCTTCATAAACACGTCGTATTCACCCGCAGCAATATCAATGTCAGCAGACTCGATATAAACGCCAGCCATAGGTTCAAGATTGTCGTCGAACCCAGTCTCGTGATTATACAGCAAGCTTTGCCCAGAATATTGTGCTGCGGCGATTGGCAAATCTTCAATGCCTGCATCAAGCCAGCCGTATCGAGTCATGCTGCCGATAGCCCAAGTCTGCTCAAGATAATTGTAAGTGACGTATCGGCTAATCTCGCCAGTGCCGTCTTCGAGCGACGGATAGAAAAACCAGATCTCATTGTAGCGAGAATTAACGCTCATAAACGACTTAAACGCTTGGTTCAAGTCAATATCGTTAAAGACGTATTCTTGAACCGTGCAAGGCAGTCGTTGCACAGAGCCGTTGTAAAAATTAAAGCCCGTCTTAGAAGCAAAAAACACGCCGCTTGGAGAGTTTGCCGCAGCATTTGGCGCAAGCAACCCAGCGCCCTCGTTAACCAAGTTTACGGCGAAGGTCAACGGAGGGCCGATAAAGCTCATCGAATAGAGAGAAGTGTCGGTCCATACCAGTATTTCTTGCCTCGACTTCAAGCCGCCCACGATAAAGGAGCCGCTGGAAAGTCGAACATCGCCAGCGCTATTGGTCGCGGTCGGTTCAAAATCAAGCTCATCTTCTGCGGACGAGAAGGCAACCAGCATAGGGTCAATCGCGCCCGTTCTTGATCCGCCAGAAACAGGGTCAGCGCCTAATATAACAAGGTGCCGATCCGTTTCCGAAGTAATTACTTGCAGCCCAACGGTCGGAACTTGCTGAGCACCTGAGCGGCCAGCCAAGCTTACTGCCCGAGTAGATACGCCTGAGTTCTCGATCCATTCGTAAATACCCGCCCCGCGAGGGTTGATAATTAGATTTTCACCGAAATTGTCGTGCGTCCAAAGCCGAAGCTGGTTAACCGAAGAGATCGTCGAGGCAGAACCCCAGCCGCCAGCACCCCATGTTCCAACGCCCCAGCCACTGCTGCTGACGTAAGTATCGATACCGACATTAATTTGATAAGTGCCGACGGTGCTAGAACCGCCGTTTCCTGTGTCAGAAGAGTTTGCAACAACCGTGTCGCCGCTAGTGTCTTTTGCGGTTATCTGGTAAGCGTCTGCGGTTGTGACAAGCAGTATTTGGTATTCTTGGTTCAAGACGGTAGCGGTAATAACACCGCCTAAAGTCGCCGCGCCGCTAAACGTAACAAAATCATTTGTTACAGCGCCATGCCCTGTGTCGGCAATCGTTATTATTGATGAGCCGTCGGTCGCTGCAAATGTAACGTCGCCTGCGGAAGTCGTCGATCTAATAGGGGTAACGTCGTTGTAAGCGTCACCCTCCTCTATGTAATATTTCCAAGTAGTGCCAATTCCTAAGAATTTGGTTCCGCCAAGCGAAATCCACGAATGAAGTGCGCGACAGATTCCGAGAAAGTATTGACCGCCAAGCTGCGCCCAGCCGCCAATTTTCTCGACCCTACCTTTTCGAAATCGTATTAAATTGCCATCGACCCAGCCGCCTTTAGCGCTGTAGTCGGTAGCCTCTTTATTGATTCCGGGCTGAAAATCTATTTCTTGTAAAGGCATTCGCCATTACGCCAATCTGATAATAGCGCCAGTCGCAGTTGGTGCCGGGAAAACCACCGTGAAATCACCTGCGGTACTGGTTTTATCGCCGCCGAAATCAATGGCTGCAACGGCTTTATCGCCTTCCGTGTCGTTATATATTAGGCAAGAACGAGCCGTAATGGTTGCCGTGCTGAAGGTCAAATCGTTAAAATCAACCACGCCCACCGCGCCTGTAGCGAAAGGCGTTACGTTTGTTAACGCAGATCCGCCAGCAGTGTAATTCGTCCCAGAGGCTTGCCCAGTGGTGACATAAACCGTAGTCCCTGCCCCAAGAGTCGCGCTAGAAGTATAAAGTGCTAACTTAAATGAGTTAGCGCCGTTGGTAAAATTATGAGTTCCAACAAGCAGTTGTTGCTTAAAACTTGTACAAATTGCAGATGTGGTGGCCATGTCACAGCTCCTTGATAATGTTCGCCATGCTTTCGTGACCTTGCTGGCGAAGCTTGTTTGTAATAGTCACGCGGTCTGATCGGATTGAGTTCTTCATCCCCTGCAATATTACTTGATAAACGTGACTTCTGAAAGCCTCGGCTTGCTGCCGAATATGAGGCGCTGCAGTCTCGCTAATGCCCACAATTTTATTAGTGACTTGCTCGGCCCAAAACTCAGGGTCATGCCCCTTGTTTTGGGTCGTCGCGACCATGATATTGCCAAGCTTGAAACCTATTTCCTTATTCATCATCCCTTGTACGGCTCCGGTGCCTTTGGCATTTCAATGGTCTTAAGATTATGCTTTTTCACCATCTCGGCCATCATGGAGCGTGGAAACACATGCCACTCGCCATCTTGCGGCATTACAACCAGGGGGTCATCAAGTCGATGATAACCATACAGCCGCTCAGCCACCCCTACGTTGCTATCTAATAGCGAAGATCTTGGCGAAGCGCCAATGCCTATGCCGTTCTCAAGGCACTTGCTAATCCAAAACTCAACGCAAGCTCTGCCGGCTTCTGCGAAATGAATGTTGTGCGCGTAACTGAAATCCAAGCCAAACAGGTCGATATGACCGACCCGGTTCCAATACGCGAACCCCATCGCATAAGCCACTGTGGTGTTGAAATAAGCACACTTGGCATCACTCATGACCTCGACTAATGGGAAGTTAACGACAGCAGGAACCCTATCATCAAGCTCACAAGAATAAATAGGTTTGTCGAACGTGGGTAGCAATCGGCGCATCACGCCCGTCTGGTTGCCGGCGTCCTCGGTATCTAAATACCGGCTAACCGGGTCCATCATGAAAACTCGATCACAGGCAAAAACCGATAGGGCGCTGTTGATAACCCAAACCTCATCCCACTGCTTGCTGTTTTCCAAACCAATTACATAGTCAATCTGGCTGGCGCCTAAACCGATTAATGCAACTTTTTTTCCTTCAAGACTTGCAATCTTCTCCATCAACTCACCCCTGTCCGTAATAGATCATAACGATACTCATCTCGCGTCGTTCGACCTTCGGACAGGTTTTTCATTCTGCCGATTGCCGCCATGAAACGCTGTTCCATGTTGGCAATCACATCAGGAGTTTCTTTCAAGAAGATGGCAGCTTCCGCCAAACTACCGTACAGCAAAGCATCCGGGTAATCAGTGCTGAGCAGTGTAGTTCCGCTTTCTGCGCCAGAAGTGAGCGAGGCAGGCTGATGCAAGTAATGCAGCTCTACGCTGTAATTTGCATCAGGAACTGGCGACAACTCAAATGCTGCATCGTCAAAGTTACTGTAATACTTTGGGCGACCTCTGCTAGAAGATGCTGGGTCATATTGCTTTAGGAACGAGGGATGCTTTAGCAGCAAATAGTAATACGTTCCATTATCAATAATAGCCAACGAAAACGGCGCATAAAAATCAGTTGGTGTCGCCAGGAACCGATTGTTTTGCGAGGTTGTCGCGGTTACATTTTTACGCTGCTCAGACAACTGAACCAGCTTAAAAATCCTTGTCTCCGCCTCCTGTATGAAAGTGTCCAAGTTATTATTGAAAGTCGTTTCATCGACCTGCAAATAATCCTGAACCGCAGACTTCAAAGTTGCCAAAGTGAAACTCATGATGTGGTTACCTCCACGATGCCAACACTACAGGATATTGCAAAAGTTTGCAATTCTGTACCAAGAATACCATCTCCGACATTAGTGTAGACGGTAAAAAAATTATTATCGTTCGCCTGATCTGGTCGCGGGTCTTTCAAAGCCTGCGGGTCAACAGGCGTGGGCTTGGGCATAAGCTGAGGCTCCTTCGGAGACCACTGATCTGGTCCCACCAGGAAACCATCCCAAGTCTTTTTCATATCGCGCAGGCGATATCTGAAACCTGAAATGTCACAGATGCCGTAAGCGTTTTTGTTAGATGCGAAGGCCACGGCTAAGCGATGTTATAGCTTCGTAGATCGGGCGATATCCTAAAACTTGCTCGCTCCTCGTCTTGACTTAACGCTCTTTCAAACTCTTCGTCATAAAGCTGTTTGAGCATCTGAACTTTTTCAGGCGCCTTTTTGAGGGCCAAATAATACGACAAACCAGCCGTCAGGCAGGGGTAAAACCGGAAAGGCATCTGCAAAGAATTTGCGCCGCCACCCGCATCATCCATTCTAGTCAGGACGTTAACAAACAGTGTATAAGTGTTGTTTTTGTCAGGCTGCGGCCAAACCGTTACGGTTGGGGACAACTGCTTGTCAACAAAGAACTGGTTAGGCTTGCCCGTCGTTGTCTTGGTGGCTAAGTGCGAGTATGCCGCACGACTCATCCTGCTAAGCGGAATGTCGGTATTGGTGCCCTGAAATTCTTCTCGAACAAAAACGTCAAGCACGTCAATTGCCGCTGTTGAGTTTGTCGGATCAAGATTGTAAGTAATCGTCCCAGTCAGCATCGGGATTGCGTTTTGTTTGATTGTCCACTGGTTTAAACCACGGTTAGACCACTCAGCCAGCATCAGGTTGAGAGAGCGTGTCGCGGTTCGCAAATCGTAGCCAGTTCTCAGCTCGATTCCGCATCGTTCAAACGCTTCCTCGATATACTCGGCTACATCCGGCTCAAAACTTTTAGTCCCGCTAACAGCCATTTACTTTCTCCTTCCGCGACCTCGTCTGCCGCCGGTATTTACGGGACGGGGTGGTGCATTTCTTGACCTATCGCCCATCTTATCACTCTTGATGCCAAGCGCATCAATAATGCTTGCGCTCATCCCTTCAAACCGTCTAGGTCTCATTCGCTCAGCATCAGGATTTGGCCCCATTTCTGGCGGCGTTAATCTACCCCCGCCTGGCAGTCTTGGCGCACCGCTCTCATACGAATCCCTGCGAGGCGGTAAATTCTGAGCAGCATCAGCCAAACGCGCACGCATCGAATCCTGGGGAGAGCTGTTCCTGCGAGGCGGTAAAACCAAACCCGAACCCGCTGGATCCTGGGGAGGTTTCATCGGGCCAGGAGGCATTGGCATACGGCCTCCAGGCATGGGAGGCCTTTTTTTACCGGGTTGAATCTCGTCTCGGTCGTCGATGCCGTTTTTGTCCTTGTCTCGGAAGTCCATGGTTCGCATCCCGCCCCCGTCGGGGGGAGGTCTCCCTGCAACAATTCCACGTCCGATCATACCAGCAGCTCCACCCATTTGCTTCCTCGTGACTCGGCCGTATAGGCCAGAGTTGCCGTTATTCTTTTTCATCATCTAAGCCCTCTTCGTTCGTTTCGGCATACAGATTGTCGAAAACTTGATTAACATCAAGCGTGTAATCTAGGTCAGATTTACTGTAATGAATGTGCTGGCTGGGCTTAAAGTCTGGCGCACCATTTCCAGTTTCAAACCATGCCGGGTGCGTGACCCTTACACGATTATTAGGCAATGCGACGATATTGCCGGTCCATCTGCCTGCATCAAGCAGCTCTAAAACATGCGACTGCTTGTGTTGGGCAGGGTCATCGGCGATTTCATTTTCTGAATAATCCACCGTGAAATAGTATTTTGCAGGATAAAATTTGCCATCAATCTTAGCAAGCCACGGACAAGGAGTGCAGCGATCAAGAACGTAAACAGCGTGGCAATGGGAGCTGCAATCCCACGGTTGAGCAGCCCAGACAGGCATTGGGTCAGGCCATTCTTCAAGCGGTGTGTCAGCAACAAGCGCTGTGATTGGCATCCTGGCCCACATCGCTCCGCCGTGTGCGTTTTGTTCTTCATCGTCTTCGTATGTCTCAGCCCCAGTAAAAATCATCTGAAATGATAAGCACCGGGTCGGCATAGTGGTTACAGCAATCGCCATCGCATGAATAAATTCACCATGATATTTTTCATGGTTGTGCGTGTATTCCCTTCTAACCCAGCATTTAAAATGCGGGATATTGCTTTGGAGATAAGCCATTATTTGCGCCCGTATAAACCAATCTTGCCGGATGTAGGCTTTCTTGCACCACCCTTTGCTGCGCCTTTTGTCTTCATGGCTGCAGTACCTTTTGTCTTCATGGCAGCATCCTTGGTCTTCATGGGTGCAGCAGCCTTTGCGGCAGTCATAGTCTTCATGGGCGCACCACCTTTGGCGTAACCCTTGGTCTTCATGGTTGCAGCGCCCTTGGTCTTCATGGTGGCAGCATCCTTTGCCGCGCCCTTGGTCTTCTTCGTTGCACCACCTTTAGCGTAACCTTTGGTCTTCATGCCCATTGGGGCGCCGCCTTTTTTGTAACCTTTGGTTTTCATCTTCATTGCTATCTCCCAAATAAACCAGAATTGCCCGGTTTGTTATCGATTGATCCGCCTTTCGCGGCGAAAGTTTTAACCATTGTAGGCTTACCACCTATGCCTTGCCGTTTAGACCTCTTTCTGCTGACAGCGCTGGATTTCTCTTCTGCTGTCATGCTGGCCGCTTTTGCTGCCGGAACGCACTTCGGATATGACCTGCCGCTTTTTTTTGATGCGTTTTTTCGGCCACACGGCTGGTATTTACCGTCCTTCTTTTTGGCGCCAATATCAACCCAATTTTCGCCAAACCACTTGTCTAATCCGGTTTTAGCCACGGGGAACTCGCACCCTTTTTGTTTTCGATTCCATCGCGGCGCCACAGCCTTTTGGCTTCATAAAAACCGCGCCGCCCTTGTTCATTTTTTTTGGGGTATTGTAAGTGCCGCCCATATTCTTGTACTCCTTGACCAGGTACGCATTTGCGTATGCTGACGGGTAAACGTCGAACTTGCGCTTGGTCTTGGCCTTCGCCTTGGCGTAAAGGCTCGGATTAGACACGTTTTTAGGGGCAGATGAAGTCATAATTTAAAGCCCAAAACCTCCTAAACCGCCTATATAGGGACTAAAGTCGTTTCTATAAGGGTTAAAACCAGCCGCCTCGGAAACGGATGGGCCTACATGCGCAGGTATCTGCGCAGGCGTTGTTGATACCGGCGGTGTTGTTGATACCGGGGGTGTTGTTGATACCGGAGTTTTTTGGGCGTTAATTTCGTCCATAATTGACTTTTTTAACGCATCAATATCAATGTTCTGTTGAGCCGGAACGCTAGCCCTAAGTGCGTCAATTTGCGCCTGAATAGGGTTGATCGCGCCAGCTATAGCCTCTTGACGTTGAGCTGCTATCGGATTCATTGCCGCAGCTATAGCCTCTTGACGTTGAGCTGCTATCGGATTCATTGCCGCAGCTATAGCATCGGCACGTTGTTTAGCGATGTCATCAGGGCTAAGCATCTGCTTCTGCAGATCAGAAAACCGCGTGTCAAAATCTCCTGTAGCACCGGTCAAAGATGCTTGCAGTGCCGCAAGCTCTTCTTTCGTTGCAGTGCCGTCCAACGCCCTTTGCATAGTTTCAATGTCAACGCCTAGCTGAGTGCTCTCAGTCGCGGCGCCGGCCACAACTTCCTGGAGCCGGTTTAAATTTTCAATTGACACAAGACCGCCGATCTTTCCTTCCACATCGACCTTTAAGGCGTCAATCGCTGTGTTGATCTGATCCGGCGATAATGTTCCAGTCTTCAGGGCGCCGGCAATCGAAGCGTTGACCTGCTCGTTGGTTAAAGCGCCATCACGAAGAGCTTGCATCTGCGCGAACAAATCTTTTCGTTCTTCACTCGCAGTCCCTTTAAGTGTCTCGGTTTCACCGCGCAACTTTTCAATCTGAGCCTGCAAATCATCGATTGGAAGGCCGGCGATATTGTCTTTAAGAGTCTCTACATTGGCCTCAATGTTCCCAATCAAGGTTTCTCTTTCGCCGCGCAAGGCTTGCAATTGAGCGGCGTTTTCCGTCTGAATATCGCCCTGAACTGTAACTAAGTCGCCTTTAACGGCATCAATTTGCTGCCGAACAGCGTCTGCTGCGCTTTTTTGAGCGTCAGTGAGCGAAGCATCGCGAACGTCAAGCTCAGTGTTAATTTGAGCCGTAGTATCGTTCAAAGAGGCGCTAAGCTCCCCAATTCTGGTATTTATGTCTCCGATTAAAGAGCCTTGCTTGTCTTCCAGGCTACCAATAGCGGCTGCTTGCGCAGTCTTGACTAGCTCGGCTTGAGCTGCTAGGTCGGCAGCAGTCTGGTCCATGTTCGCCTGAACCATGTCAGAGATGCGCTTCTGCTCTGCTGAGATGGTAGATCTTTCGTCAAGACCCTGCTGGCGTAAGTCTGCGGTTTGAGCATCGACACCGGCTTGAAGTTCTTTTATACGGTTTTCAAGAGCGGTCGTCATATCTGATCGCTGAGATGACGCAGCGTCAGCGGAGGTTGAGATCTCTCCTCTTAAAAGGTTTTGAAGGTTCGCTATTTCCGTCTGCAGAGCAGCAGAAGAGGCTTCGTCCTTAATCTTTTGGTCTGCGATGATTTTGCTGTACTGAGCAGCAAGACGCTCATCTGTGGTAGGGCCTTCAAGCCGGCGCATTGTTGGAGTAGCAGGAGCCTCTCTTGGCTGCCGGTCATAAACCGGTTGCTGCATCAAGTAATTACTCAGCGCGGCATAGGGGGAGACTGCACTTCCGTATTCAGCTTGAGCGCGGCTTAAGTCAGTTGGTTCTGCCATTTATGTCACCATGCCTTGCAAGACCAGTATCTGGGTGTCAGTTTGTCCGTCGCCGTTGAGCACTTATGGCGAGCACGAAAACTGGCTCTTCGTTCTGGTATGGTTTTTTTGATTGTCATGTTTGGATCACCAAAACGCACCAGCTTAACCTGATCGCCCTGACGAGCAAGAACCGCAAACTTCTTATTGCCGCCAGAAGTCCTTTTAGGTTTATTAAAGCCGGAGAAAGACTCGCCGCGATATGATACGCGGCCAGCCTCCGTTCTCTTAGTGTCCCTGGTCGTAGCCATACTAGGCGTACTCTTTTACAAGTTCCAAGATAACCGTGTAAGTGTCGGTACTGCTTGCCCCGATAGTGGTAAACAAGATATCGCCCGTTACACCGGCACCAGCATTGTTTGGAATGCCGGTGAAATCAGAATAATCATGGAAACCATTGCTGTCGGGCGATAGGCCGATAATCAACGTGTTTGCGGTGGCGTCACACAGCAGCTCAACGCCCATGCCTACGCACTGCCACCAGATCTTGGCGACAGTGACCTTGGAGCAAGATTTACCGGCGCTATTTGCGGCCAGGGCAGATACATCCACCTTAACCACATTGGCCTCGCCAGTGCCGTCTGAAATGTTTGTAAATTTCAGGACGGCTTTACGCTCACCGTCCTGAATTGTTTGAGATGTGACTGCATCAGCCATGTTTCATACTCCCAAGTTAAGACTATTAAGCGTTAGCGAAAGGAGTAACGATAGTGCCTGAACCGATTATCAATGAATCATGAACCAGGTAAGTTGCCGCATCAATCGCAGTTACTTGAATTACGCTTCCGACAACACCGCCTTTTGTCGTGCCGTTTAGAGTCATTACATCGTTAGACGCCCCAGGAACGAATGCTTTGTTAGTGCTATCATCGATAGCGACAATAGCTGCGCCGACAAACTTGTCAGTGCCATCGGTCAGAATGTCCAAGTCAGTGGCAGCGGTTTCAATGTAGAAAAAGAACGACGCGCCAATGTTGTTACCCTGGCTTGGAGAGGTTGGGTCAGCGGGGGTGCTGGAGTCGATTGATGGCAAGGTGAACTTACCGTCTGCATCGTTGAGCATAATAATCTTACCGGCGTGAGCAGCCACGGTAAGCGTGGTGTCTGCTGATAAGCTGACGCTGCTGTTTACGCCTGCGGTGATGAAACCACCGAGCGATTTTACTGGGCCGGAAAATGTTGTTTGTGACATTGGTAATACCTCTTTACGAAAGGATTCGCCCCAGAGTCTTCGTAAACGTCTGCTGAGTCAGTCGCTGGGGCTGGGTTTCTCAGTTGACTAACATTCTAGGTCAATATCAAGACAAAAAAAAGGGCCTTTCGGCCCCTTTCTTTTAGGCTCCTTGTGAGCCGTAAATGCCTCGCCAGTCTGACCAACCGAAACTATAACGCTCACGCGCCTTGTAACGGATGTTGCCGGTTGAGAAGTCAGGTTCCATAGAAGTTTCCATCGAAGAACGCTGGAACATCTTGAGACCTTCACCCTGGTCGGTAACGGATGTCAACAGGAAGAAGGCGTCTGGATCGTTCAGGTAATGGTTAACAGTGTAACCACCAGGCAGAACGCCAGTGTTCTTAATCGCGTTGATATCGTTGTCGGCAGTCCCAGATCGCTTGTCCGAATTCAAAATTCGGTCAGCCACGAAAACCAGTTGAGGTGG